TTGACGACCAAATTTGGTGTCTTGGATTGACTTGCCTGTAATGCGTGAAAGGATAACAGCTTTTTCTTTGTCAGCGTAGCTAACTTCAGCAGTTTTGCCATCAGCGAAAGTCATTTTGGACTTTTGCATAGCTTCGATTTCAGCAGCTTTTTCAGTTAGAGCAGCTTGTAGGCCGTCTAGAACTGATTTTGTGCTTGCAGCTTGAGTAGCGAAGCGAGCTTCGACTTCAGCCATCAATTTGTCAGCACCAGTTGTTGTTGGTGTAGCAAGAGCAACAGCTGCCTTGATACGAGCCTGAACGTCAGCTTCTTGAGCATCGGCTAGGGATTTAGCAGTTGCCTGGTCAGCAAGAGCTTTAGCAGTAGCATCGGCTACCAATTGTTTAATTTCGTCTTGGGTCATTTCGACTTCCTTCTGTGATTTGCTGTTTACGTCCGTAGAGGAATCTAGCCCTTTAGCTGAGTCGCTTTTGGGTGCAAACTGCGATTTAAAATTTTTGTACTCATCAGCATCTGAAAATGCTTTAGACAAACTAAAAAGAGTATTCTGGTTGCAAGGAACTGATACAACTGATATTTCTACCAATTCCAATTCTTTAACAACAAAAAGCTCTGCTACAGCATTATATTCAGCATCCATAATCCTGAATCCAACGCTAAATGCGGTTACTACTTCGTCTTTTACTAAACTAAAGATTTCAGACGCAGCTGAAATCCGGGCTTTAATCCAAAGACCTTTTCCATCAATCTTATGCTCAATCATGCGTCCGATAGGATCATCGTGGTCATGTTGGGCTAGAATAATAGGGTTCTTAAGATAATTCTTAATGCCCGCTTCCCATACACTAGCAGGTATGATATCACCTGATCTATCTATATCGTTAGTACTTGCGTAACCTTCAATAAAGATAGAGTCAATCTTATCACCTACAGTAGGAAGCTCTTTAGCAGTAAAAGTACTATTTAAGAATAATACTTTATTTTTACTCATTGTGCTCCTTTAATCAAGGTTTAGGTACCTCTGGTTTCTTTGGGGCACCACCTAATGCTGGATTAACAGCCGAGCCCGCAATGTTAGCCGGTATACGTAGATCATCATTCCCCGGTTTAGGGTCGTAACGTAGTTCTATTCTAGCTTCATTAGCAGAAATAATTCCGCCATTAACTAGTGTTGTATTGTAAGCTGCTACATCTTTAAGCTCAGGCTGGAGAGCCGAAACGTTTGAAGTGATAGCATCTATATCATATCCGAAATATCTTTCCATTGCAGAAGTATATTTACGAATAATTGGCATAATTGTTTCTAGGTAGAACAAACGCATATTTGGGGAAATATTTGCGTTGTTGCCACCGTCTAATAATAAACTAGGCACACCTAGTGCTTTTAGAATTTTAATATCATGAGACTTAATAGAGTTATCAAAATCCATGTCTTGAAAACTTGCGTTAAGTAGATTACTTGGCTTTAAGCCTGAATCTAGGATCATTGGCTTTCTAGCACCATTTTTAGGGCTATAACCAGCAATCCAGTTTTGTATTGTTTTTTGCTTAGATACTTGACTCAGTGTATTTTCTGTAGTCAATACCATACCAGGAACAGCACCATTCTCGAAGAACGTTTCTTGAAACGCTTGCATCTTGTACAAGATTTCAATTGATCTGTTAGCTGATAAAAGTCTAGAACTACCACGGTAGATAGAACGACTGCAAGTATCTCTAATATGTATAATCTCATTAGGCTTGAAGTCCTGCATGTTATTATACTTGTATCCTGCGATAAACGTTTTTGCATCTGGTAAAATCTGCATATTTGCAGCAGGCAGATGATATAAGAACGCACCGTCAAAGTAGATAAAGATGTTACCTTCTAGGATAAAGTCTGTAAATATACTTGCACGGAAATCTTGTACACTTTGATAAGGGTTAGGTCTAAAGTTTAGTAAGGTAGCTAACGTCTTTTGACGCATACCAGGACTAATATCAGAGGCAATCTTATCTTTAATATCAAAGTCTAAACTAGCGCAACCTGATACAATCATAGTTGTACCACGGTTAACAGATTCTAGTTTTTCAAATGAAGCTCTATAATTTGCAGGAGCGTGTGACCCTACAATTATACCTTCTTGTCGAAGGATTATTTCTTGAGCCGGGTTTAGCTTTTGCTTAAACCAGTTACTCGCATTATTATACCAAGCCATCTTATTCCTTATGTAAAGGCGCTAAAGAAGGAGCCCACGATTGCAGTCTTAGTAGTTACTTCGTTACCAGTGATTTTATCTTGCTGAATTCCAATCCAACGCGCTTGACGCACAGCCGAACCCTCAGGAGGAGCTTTTCCAAATATTCTATGTAAGGCGACATGGTGTTTATTACATAACGTTCTAACTTGCTCATAGAGCTCATCTTTATATTCTGCGATAAACTCATCGCGTACAGCTAATATTCCATCATCTGTTGAAATATCGTACTTTTTTGCACTAGCCCATTTTTCTAGCAGTATTGTTATGGAATTAAAGTGATGTAATTCTAGATCGGCATCTGTGCCACAGATACAGCAGCAGTCTTGCTTATCATAAGCAGCTTTTGCCCTATCTCTAACCCACTTAACAGGTATACGGTTGTTACCGGTATTTTTAGCCATTTTTGTTACACGTTCTTAATCTTGCTCTTATTATAGCACTTGAGCAGTAGCATGTCAACATATAAATTTTTTCTGCTTGCAGTACTATAAATTTTGACTTGTTTCATACATTTGATAGTGCTATAATAGTCTAAAGGGAGATTACAATGACATCAGGAATATATCAGTTAAATTTCGACAATCAAGCCTATTACATAGGTCAGTCACAAGATATGGAAACTCGGTGGAAGCAGCACGCGGATAAGTTTCTTAAAGGTAAGGCTGCTGCTAAAATGCAGGAGGCCTATAATTATTACGGTATGCCACGAGTAGGCATAGTTATCGAGTGTCATAAAGACTACCTAGACATTATGGAGACATTTTACATACATGACCAGAAACAGTACGCTAACTGTCTTAATACGTCAGCACCTGCGCTTGACCCTAGTATTGACTATGAGTGGCTGTTTTTAAATAAACATATGCTAAAGTTTTCATCTATTGAAATTATCCGGGACTTTATAGGTTTAGCTAAAGATAATATGAAGCTAGAAGAAGATCATGAAGATCTAAAACATAACTTCAATAAAGAGTACCTATTACACAAAGCTGCCATCGAGCTAAAACACGGTAAAGATGAAAATAAACAGCTAGTAATAGAGTACCACGATCGTTTGCGTAACGCTCAGGAGAAAGTTACGAGGCTTCTTAACCGTGGTCTCTTTGATAGGCTATTTAACCACCAATAGTGTAAGTATACATGGCGTAACGAACCGCGTCTGCCATGTGCGATGCGATACCGTGCTCTGGGCGTTCCCGAGTTACTGTATCCTTAGCATCCCAACGATATTGGTCAAACATGAGTAAAGTATGCTCGCAATGTGGAGATACTTTAATTCGGTTCTGATCTGCTAAAGTCTGTACCAAGGCGATACCGTCTAGTACAGACTTTTTTGCTTTAATGGTGGCAATATCGTATGTGTAGGCCAAGTCAGCTGCCATCTGTGCGGATGCCGAGTCAATGAAGATGGTCTCGATATTCCATTTGTTAATCAGCTCGTTGAACCTACTTACGTGTTCAGCAGTAGTAGCTTGGTTCTCTTGATACTCATCCACGATGTGATAAGTCTCGTCGCACGGCGAGTAAATAATTACACAAAACGCCGTAGGGTCTTTGTACCCAGGGTCAAGCCCAGCAATCACTTCATCGCCATCTCTGGGTACATAGTCCATAATCAAATGCTCATCTAATGCAAAGATTTGACCCTCAAATACGCTAAACGATGCCATGTACTCTTGTTCAAATTCTGCCTTGGACATTACAGAACGAGCCTCGGCCACGTCTTTCTCAGACATACGCTCATTCTCGCTATAATCAGCAGTTATAGAAGCCCATTCAGGGAATTCCTTGCTAAACCCACGATCAAAGAACTTAGAGAACCAGTTGTTCTTTCCACGTGGTGTACTAATAAATATTGCCTTAGAACCAGGCTTATCTAGTGTAGGACGCAACGCAATATTAAACGCAGCCTCTCCATCACCCAAAGCAGCCTCATCAAAGATAATCAGGTCGTAACTTCTTCCCACGCTAGAATCAACCGTACTAAGACTACCGAGACGAATAGTACTACCATTTGTTAGCTCCAATACACGA